TTACAGGTGTCAGCAACTTCTGGTGGTTCAGCAGTAAATATTACTGATGTTGGAACAGCAGCATCTCCTAATGAGTTTCAAGTAGCTTATGCAGCTTTTGCAAGCGTTTCACAGGTTAGAGAGTGGACATTTGAAATATCCAGAGAAGAAATAGATGTAACAACTATTGGTGGTACTCCAACACAATTCACTCCATTTAGAAAATATATTGCAGGTTTTGGTGATGGTACAGGTACTGCTACTGCTTATTTTACAAACGAAGATACAGCAATGGTAAACCGTATGGTTCAAGATGTGCTACAAAGACAGCAAGTAGGTGCAGCTATGAAACTATATATGGATCAGGTATTTACTGGTGGTTCTGTTAGTGACACATTAAGCAGATTTATTGAGTTTGAAGCGACATTAACTGCTGCTTCACTAAATGTTAACCCAGATGATGCACAAACAGTAAGTGTAGAATTTAGACCTGCTGTACAGCCTACATTTGATTTCGCTACTACATAAATAGTTGAGTTTATTAGATAAGTAGATTAGAATGATATTGTATTAATATTATTTTATGGCATCTACAAAAACTATGCGAGCAATAGATCGCTTGCGTAAAGCTGCTAATTTAGAAGCTACAAGAAAAGAAGTTACATTATCTGATGGAACTGTATTTGAAATGTGGGTAACACCTCTTACATTAGCTGAAAAAGAAAGAGCACAAAGAATGGCAAAATCTGATGATGCTAATGAATTTGCTTTACGTTTACTTTTAACAAAAGCACAAGATGAAACAGGAGAAAAGTTATTTCAGTTAGGTGAGATAGATGTTCTTAAAAATGAAGTGAGAGATTCTGACCTACAAAAACTAATGTTAAGTATTATTCAGGAGGATCAAGAACCTTTAGACCCAAAAGACTAAGTGCTGAACTGCGTAAAGATGGTTTAATGATGTTGCAGTTTGGTATAGCTAAAGAATTAGGTATGAGTCTTGCTGATGTTAGAAAAATGACATTAGAAGAAATAATCGGTTGGAGTGCTTATTTTCAAGTTTTAAATGAAAATCAAGAGAAAGAAATGGAAAAAATTCGTAGACGCAGGTAGAATAAGAAAAAAAATAAAAGTTTGTGGCTGCTGGTAACGCAAAAATTAATGTTATTGTTGATGGCTTAAAACAAGTACAGGCTTTAGAAAGGTCGTTAAATAATATTTCTAGATTGTCAGGAAAAATAAATCAAGGTAGTAGTGGTGCTGTACCAGTTAGGATTGAAAAAACAACAGCACAGTTAAAGGAAGCTCAACGAGCTTCAATGGTAAAAACTAGAAATATTGGAGATCAAATAGAAAGATTAGCAGCACAAGGTTTAAATGTAGACAAAGCTAGAGCAGCAATTAAAAGAGCATCAATAGCAGATAATCAGAAATTATTTACATTGGCAAAAGCACAACAAGAAGCAGCATTAAATACTTTAAAAACAGAAAAATTTATTACACAAGAAAAAAATAGGCAAAGACAGTTTGGATCAATACGTGGAATGGGTGGAGGACGTTTTGGTGGTGGAGGAATGAACCCTAGAGGAAACAGGGCAGCCTTAACAAGCGGACTTATTTCTGGTGCGTTTCCATTGTTATTCGGACAAGGGCCACTTGGAGGTGCTGCTGGTTTTGCTGGTGGCTTTATAGGAACTAAGGCAGGTGGACAAATGGGAGGTTTTGCAGGAGGTCTTGTTGCTACTGCTGTTCTTCAACAAGTCCAACAATTAATGAGTTCTTTAGGAGAACTAGGAAAAGCAATGAGTCCATTTGTACAGGACACAAATGCTTTGGTAAATGCAATGGGTCTTGCAGGTACAGCAGAGGCTAAAAGAATACAGATAATAGAGCAACTTCAAGGAAAGCAAGCAGCCTTCAATGCTGCAATGCAAAAGATGAGAGAAACAATAGGAACAGAAGCTACTAAGAGGCTGGAAGAATTTGGGGAGAAAGCATCATTAGTAGGAAGTGAGTTTAAAATTGCAATGACTAAGATGCAAGCAGCTTTAATTCCTTTAATAGATGCAGTTGATAAATTCTTAGGAGTATCTAAAGGAGCAGCAAAAGCACAGCGAGAAAGGTTTATAGAAAACAGTAAAAATCCTTCAATAGTAAGCAGACGAGAAGAACTAGCTGGTATTCGTGCCAATAAAAATGCTAGAGGAAGAGTAAAAGATCCACAAAGAGAGGCTCAGTTAGAAAAAGAATTAGAACAAATAGCAAATATAGGAATTGCTTTAGAAGATCAAAAAGTTAAACTGTCTGAAATAACTTTAGAACATGATAAATTAGTTCAAAAATCAAAAGAAGAGAAAGAACTTAAAGAAGCTATTAAAAAATTAACAGAAACAGGTCTTTCTGAAGCTGTTGCAAAAGAAGTAGCACAAAGAGAACAAGTTAGAGATAGAACTATAGAACAATTAGATGCCCAAGCAAAAATTCTTATGGATAAAAGAAAAGATTTAGATTTTAATGAAAAAAATAAAGAAGAATTTGAAAAAATAAAAAATTTATTAGATGAAATTTTTAAGAAAAAACAACAGATAACAAGCGAAACAGAGAAAGCTACAAAAGCAATAAAAGATCAAGGAAGTGAAATTAAAAAAGTAAAAGTAACTAAAGAAGAAATTGCAAACTTATTAGCCAATGAAATGACAAATGCTCTGATGGGTCTTGTTGAAGGAACAAAATCATTAGGTGAATCATTAGCATCTATTGCTAAGTCACTGGCAAAAATGTTCCTTAACGCTGCTTTCCAAAACATCTTTAACCGAATGTTTAGCATTACTGGAGGTGAGCAAGGTTTATATAACAGAACAGGTAGTTTTAAAGCTTTCCAATATGGCGGTGTTGTAAATTCTCCTACCCTCGGAATGATTGGAGAAGGTGGCGAACCAGAATATGTCATACCAGCTTCTAAGATGGATGGTGCGATGTCCAGATATTCAGCAGGTGCTAGAGGTGGTGCTGTTATCCCAGGAGGTTCTGGTGATTCTGGTACAGTTGCAGGTGGATCTGGCAATGCAATAGTTGAATACACTGGTCCTGTTCTCAACTTTAATGGAGATGAGTACGTTCCAAAATCTGCTGTGCCTGAGATAATTAATACTGCTGCAAAACAAGGTGCTAGTGCTGGTCGTTCTCAAGCTTTTGCTACTTTAAAAAACTCTCGTAGTCAACGTGCCACATTAGGATTATGAGTATTACATATCTAACTACTTTTTTACATATAACAAAAGTAAAAGATTCTACGTTTAATCGTTTCTTTCAAAACAGTGTAAGAGGAGATATGAATACTTTAACAGCAGGGTCCAACACAATTTTGCATAACGGTAATAAACATACATTTTTACCTTTTATATATCAAGGTGCAGCTAAAACTAAATCAGGAGATAATTTAGAAGCACAAATTGTTTTAGCTAATAATTCAGTTTCAATGAACCATGTAAGAGATGCAATAGCAGAAAGGCATAATGTAAAAGTAGAAGTGTGCAAGATGAATAGTGATTTTACTGTAAATGAAGTAATGACTGTAGAAAACTGGCTTATTGCTTCTTTTGGCTATGATGCAACAACAATAGAAGTTTTATTAAGTAGTGCAATAGATGCAGTTGGTACGACTGCTCCTAACAGAGTATTTACAACAGACCTTGTAGGTTTTTTACCTCGTACTGGCAATATACAAACTATATGAAGCCACATCAGCTTATTGGTTTACGTTATAGATTAGGTGCTGATCCTGTAAAACATCATGCAGCAGACTGTGTTTCATTAGCAAGAACAGTTTTAAAATATTACGGTATTACATCTCCAGAACCTACAAGAGATTGGTATAAAAGAGTAAGAAAAAAAGATTTTGGAATATTTAAAGAAGAACTAGAAAAGTGGGGAAACGAGACAAAAGAGTTTAAAATAGGTACAGTAGCATTATGTAAATCTAATGTTGGATATGGCCTTGCAGTTTATTGGAAAGACGGATGGCTGAATTGCGGAGAGTCGATGGTTCGATGGAGCCCATTAGACAGATTGGACATAGAAAAATATTATTACCCTTCGAGCAAGAACTTTGTGAGCAGTTAGGTCTTAGTAAAGAAGAATACTTTAAATTTTTAGAATATACTTTAAGTCAAAATGGTAAACGACCAAAAGAATATGACAATATTCCTTATGTAGTAAATGGTCCTGTAGCTGCTGTATTTAGTGCTGCATTAGGTGGAAATATTGCTGCACAATTAGTTGTTGGTTTGGTTCTTAGTTTAGTTGCTTATTTTTTAACACCTAAACCAAAGCCTCCCAAAACTCCTCCTAGTCTTACTACAGCAGGGCAACAGGGAGTAAGAAGATTTGCACCACAAACAGGTTTTGATACGGCACAGGAGCTTGCAGAACTTGGTGCTGTAATACCTTTGGTCTTTGCTAAATATAAAACAAAAGATGGAGTTAATTATGGAGGTATTCGTGTAAATACACAACTTTTATGGTCACAGATGAGAAGTCTTGGCAAAGGACAGCAGATAAAGGCAATATTTAATTTATCTTCAGGAGAACTTGGTCAAAGCCCTGATTTTAATGGATATGCAATAGGTGATATGTTGTTAAAAAATTATTCGGAAGGTAAATTTAGACTTTTTTGGTATAACGGCAGTGGAGATGGAAAGTTTAAAAACGGACCACATAAGTATCCTCAAGGAAATCTAGAACGAGAAAAAGATAGAGATGGTAAGACCTCTACAGATGATGTTGCATTACCTTTAATTGATAGTGATTACGCTGGTGGTTTTGTTGATAATACATTCTGTGCAACTCGCACCCCTTCTACACAAAATATTTTTGGTAACTATAATCCTGTACCTAACAGTATGAGGTTTATGCTTCCTTATGAATTAATTCTTGTACAAAAGAATTTAGATGATGATGTTGAGAAAAAAACTATTATTAAAAGAAGAAAGGTACAAACAAACTTTCCTAGATACCAAGCTATAGTTGCAGTAAGGGGTACTCAAGGATCTGGTACTTTTGATGTTGCTAAAAATGGAATTGTAAAATATAAAATATCAAATCACGATCCTAATAAAGAATTTGATTTTAGCGATTGGAGTGCTGAAGATGTCGCATCTTCTATAAATGCTGATAGAGAAAATACAGACGATACTTTAGCAATAGGAGAACAGTATCTTATTGGAACGGCAAAGGGTATTTTGATTAGCTATGATATTGATATTTGGAGTGAAAATAAAACAAAAGAATTTACATTTAAAATTATTGAGCCAGGTAAAGTTCAAGTAAAGTCTGTTAAAGATGCACATAATCCTTACGAAACTCTGTTAATTCAAAAATGTGCTATCGGAGTTATTACTAATAGTTATAAATGTCATACTACTGAAATTGGTATTAAATCTGTTGTAAACAAACAGATTACAGGTTTTGCAAATGTTAATAGTCACCCTGGTTTTTGGAGATATTATGGCAAACCTGATAATGCAGGGCGTGATGGAACAGTCCATGATTATGAAAAGAAAGATGGTAATATTTCACTAGGTCAGATGAGTAAATATGTAAAAAGATATAGTTTTTTTGAGTTATATACAAGAACTGTAGGTGAAGATGATTGGACTAAAATTAGTGATAAGCCTTTTGCTGTTTTAGGAAGAACACCTCAACCGCAATATAATTTTATAAGAATTAATCATAGTAATGAAGAATTAAGAGAATTTAAATTAGAACCTTTTCCTGGTAATAGAATAAAATCTGAATATGTAGGAAAAGAAATAAATCTTTTAACGGGTACTAAATTAGATCAGTTTACATCAGGTGAGTTTTCTATATATTTTAACGGACAAACAAATTATGTTTTAACAGCATCAAGAGCTAGTAACCCTGAATGGTTTTTAGGAGAAATACCGCAAGCTAAAGATGCAGACCAAGGTAAAGTCTTATCTTTTGATCGTTTTACTGTTGGAACGCCAAGAACTAAAGAAGAATATGTACCATTTGAAACGAAATATGATGAAGATTCAGACAATAGATCTTATGTATATCAACGCCAAGTAAAAGTTGCCACTGGTTATCCTAAAAAAAGAACTGGATTAATTTTTTATTATGAAGACAATCAAAAAGGTCAATATACTGACTCAAAAAGACCTTTTGGACCTTTTGCTGAAAATGACACTTCATACAATGTAGTGAAAGGTGGAATACGTTATCACCCAGGTAATGCAAAATTTAGGACAAAAGGCAAACCTGCAAGACAAGAGTTTAAAAATCAGTATGAAATAATAAAGTCAAGATTACAATCTGTAGAAAAAGGTTTGGTTTCAGGATATAAAGATAAAATTGTTGAACCAACAGGCGGTTCTGGGTCAGGTTTAAAAGTAAAAGTTGAGTTATTTGATAATGGTGCTAAAAAATGGAAAATTACTAATAAAGGAACTGGATATAAAGAAGGAGATACAGTTACCATTCCATTTCCTTTAGTAACAGTAGACGGTAAGGAGGTTGGTGGAGATGAAAAAGTTTTTTGTAGTGTAAATTTTGGAGTCTTTGTAACAGACCCTTGGCCTGAAGGTCAAAACTTAAATCCTTATGATGCAATCGCTGATTATATAAAGTTTGATGCAGAAAGACCTTCACATTTAGACCAACCAGAACATCAGATTACTTACGTAAATGAATTAGTAAAAGCAAACAGTATAGACGAAGATTTTTTACCTTATAGCCAATTATCAAATGTTGGTTTAAAAATGAATAGCAGTAAAGAATTTAATACTTTTTCTCAATTATCTGTTTATGTAAAAAATGGTATAAAAGTAGAAAATTTAATTACAGGAACAAATGATTCATCTAATTTATTTCCTGATATTGCCTACCACTTGTTAACAGATAGCATAAATGGAGCAGGTAATTTAATTGGGGAGAATCAAATAAATAAACAAGATATGAAAAAAGCTTCTCAGTTTTGCGAGGCAAATAATTTTTATTGGGATGGGATTATTACACAACAACAAAATATAAGAGAATTTATTTATCAAAATGCAATTTTTTGTTTATTAGACTTCACTATAAAAGGTGGACAATTTTCTTTAACACCAACAGTTCCTATAAATTCAGAAAATAAAATTGATCGTAACGTTTTAGGAAAGGATTTAGTAAAAGCATTATTTACTGATGGTAATACTAGAAATCTTAAAGTCAGTTTTTTATCTCCAGAAGAAAGGCAGTTATTCCAAGCAAGAGTTCTATATCGTGAAGAAGTAGAAAATGGTTTTGCTAAGACTGAAGTTTTAGATTTAAGACTTGGGGAAGAATTAGGAGGTAGTAAAAATGACCCTAGAGAAATTTTTGATATGTCAAATTTTTGTACATCTCGAAATCATGCTGAAGAGTTTGCAAAATATGCACTGCTTATAAGAAAATTTGTAGATCATGGTATTAGTTTTGAAACTACACCTGAATCTGCAATGTCTTTAGAACCTGGACAATACATAAGGTTTTTCTCTGAAATTACTCATAACGACAGGTTTGAAAATGGTTATATATCTGCTGATGGAATCATACAATCTCAAGGTAATTCAAATCCTATAGGAGCTAATATTTTTTATTGGAGAGCTTTTAATACAGATGGTAGTGACTTTGGCGATCCAAAATCGGCCACCTTGACTGCAAATAATGGTCGAGCTCACGGTAGGTTTAGAAATTCTGTTTTTACTATCCAACAAACAAATACTGCTGATCGTATTTATAAAATAGAGTCTATTACATATACAGATGAAGGTTTTGTACAATTAACAGCAACACACCAACCTTTAAATGAGAATGGAAAATTGTCTATTTTAGATTATGATTCAGATATATTCTCTGACCCTAATGAAACTTAGTTAAATGGGCTTACGTTTCCCACCTATAAAACCCTCTTCGAGAACTTTTACCCCTGGAAGGTATCCACAAACGGAGTTTATTGCACAGAATGGTGCAAAAACTGTTCTTAGATATGGTGATAAGCAGGTAGATGCAAAATTAACTTTAGGATTTACAAATCTTAGTGATGCAGATGTTAATTTAATTTTAGATAAATACGAAGAAGTTAATTCTACCTACGATCATCTTGAATTTCATGGTGGTGACGCATTAGCAGGGATTACTTTTCCTGTTCCCGATACAGATGACAGTGTTTTATTTGATAAAGTTAGAGTTAGTGATGGTACTGGAAAACTTCTGTTAAGATATAGATTTGATGGCCCTCCAACCGTTACAAGTGTCAGACCAAACAGATCAAATGTGCAATGTAAATTTGTCGCTTGCCTCGATGGGGATTAGAATGTATTTAAAATTAAACTAAAACAATGTCAGGCTTTTACTCAGGACAGGATGGTGAATTATTTGTTAATAACAATAAAGCTGCCAAAGTAAGATCATGGTCTTTTACGTTTAACCAGGCAGTTTTAGAAACTGTTTCCTTAGAAGATACTGATAGAACTATTATTCACGGTATTAGAAGTTATACAGGTAATGCTAGTATTTATTATTATCAAGATAGTGCTGGCAATGGTTCTGGAGAATTAAGCACTATAATTTCTAAGATTATGAAAGTTGGTACAGACTCAGATGTTAATACAGGTAAAGGTGATGGTGTTAACGATGAAAGTTCTTTAGTGTTTTTAAAATTAAAGATAAAAGATGGAAGTGCTAGTGGTAGATTTATTGTATTTGATGTAATACCTACTAGCTTTACTATGACAAGTGCTATCGGTGAAGTACTGTCAGCAGATATTAGTTTTGAAGTAAATGGAGCACCTACTAGCCTTCTCTTGTAAATGTCTATATATTTTGGATCGACAGGTTTTATTGAGTTAAAACGTGATGCCTTAAATTCTCAAATCGGTACATCTTTAGACCCTGCTGATGTTAATACAACTAAGAAAAGATTTTCTGTTGAAAATATTAATGGGTCATTGATTACAGGCGATCAAGTTGAAATAGAAACAGTTGATGGAAGTAATTTGGAACTATTGTCTGGCCATAATTTTCCTGATCTTCGTAAATATATTCATATTGATGATGTTGGTGGGATTAAATTATATAACTCTTTTGCTACGGCTTTAGCAGGTGAAGTTACAGATGCACTTACATTAACAGCACCATCATCTACAAAAGATATATTAATACGCACCAGAAATACAAGGTTCAGACCGCTTGCAAAGATTACTGAATTTGAAATTACAACAACAAGAGATACTGTTGATGTTACTAATTTAGGAGAAGAGTTTAGAAGGCAATATGAAAATGGTCTTATATCAGGGCAGGGAACAATACAAACAATATGGCAACATAGAAATTTTCAAAATGATACACCTGGTTTTGCTAGTCCAGAATTTCCTGTTTACTTAAGTCAATTATTGGTACGGATGCAGCAGGGAGCAGATTTTGAAGGAAGATTTTATGTGTATCACGATCCAAGTGCAAGTACAAATAGTGTGTGGTATCAATCAATGTGCGTTGTTACTAATGTAGCTATTAATGTACCAGCAAGTGGTGTGGTAGAAGCACGAATAGAATTTATAACTAATGGTGAGATTAGACTTCATAATGGAGTTCCACCATCATTCTTGTTACTAGAAAACAGTGATAAGATATTGCAAGAGGATGGAGATGGTATTTTACTTGAAGATCCTTAAATTTAGATTTATGATGTACTTAAAAGTGACTTGACATGGCTGATCTCCAGATTACACAATTACCAGAATTAAGTTCAGCCCAACTGCAAGCAACAGACCCGATTGCTCTTGCAGATGTTAGTGCAACAGAAACGAAAAAAATAACTGCAAAAAACTTTGTACAAGGTGCTTTTGGGTTAGTAGATGCAGCATCAATACCAGCTACAGCACTTAGTTATCCTTTATCTGTAGGACAAATTGTTACTGCAACTCTTGCTGATAATGCCGTTACTAACGCAAAAATCACAGATACAACTATAACTGGTGCAAAATTAGCAAATGATACGATCACAGCTACGCAGATCGCAGCAAATGCCATAGGTTCAAGTGAGCTTGCAGATAATGCGGTAGATACAGCAGCAATAACAAATTTAAATGTAACAACAGATAAACTGGCAGCAACATCTGTAACGACTGCAAAAATAGCTGATAGTGCTGTTACTTTTGCAAAGACTAATTTTAGTAACGGTGATATTCCTGGTGCAAAACTTACTGCTGCTTCTGTTACTGCAACTCAACTTGCTACTAATTCTGTAACTGCAACTGAGTTAGCAGATAATGCAGTGGATACTGCTGCTATTGCCAGCACTGCTGTTACAGGAGCAAAGATTGCTTCTGATACGATTACTTCTGGTCATATTGCTGCCAATGCTATTGGATCGTCTGAACTTGCTGATAATGCAGTAGATAGTGGAGCTATTGCAACAAATGCTGTTACAACTGCTAAAATTACAAACTTAAATATAACTACTGATAAGTTAGCTACAAATGCTGTCACTGCTGCCAAGATTGCTGATAATACAATAACTGCCACACAAATTGCTGCTAATGCAGTTGGTTCTAGTGAATTAGCTGATAATGCTGTTGATACGGCTGCTATAGCAACTTCTGCTGTGACTGACGCTAAAATCTCAGGTGTCTCAGGTACAAAAATAACAGATGCGACAATTACAGCAGCTAAATTAAATACAGCAAATATTGATCGGTCATTAAATGTAGCATCAGGTAATTTAGGAATAAATAATGCAGTAACAGGTGGTGCATCTGCAAGAAATGGTATTACTTATAATGGACAAGGATTAATTACATCTACAGCAGCATTAGTTGCAAGTGATATACCAGAAGCGACAGCATCCGCAGTTGGTGGTGTAAGCGTACCATCAACAGGTGGTTTGACTGTAGCAAATACAGGTGCATTATCTATAAATAATACAATTACTGGTACAACGACATCAGGTATTACTTTTAATAATCAAGGTTTAATAACAGCAACAACTGCACTTATTGGCTCTGACTTACCTGCTGCCACTGCAACTGCTCTTGGTGCGATTACAGTTCCATCAGGTTCTGCTCCTTTAGCCATATCTGGTTCTGGCGTTATATCTATAGCTACATCGGGTGTAACAGCAGGTACACATACAAAAGTTACTGTTAATAGTCAAGGTTTTGTTACTGCTGGCACAACTCTTGCTGCTGGCGATATTCCTGATTTAGCTACAACAAAAATCACAACTGGTACGTTTGGTACAGACTTTGTAGCTAATGATGCGATTACTATGGATAAGTTGGCAAACTTATCTACTGGATTTATACAAGAAGCATCTCCCGATATATCTGATCTGCCTACTGGTGTTTTTTGGTTACAGGAATCTACAGGACAGCTAAGAATATTTAACGGTAACAGCTTCTTCTCTGTTGGTTTTGGACGATTAGCAGAAGAAAACCTTAGATTCTGCGGAACATTTAATGCTAGTAACGGAACAATAGTTACACTTACAGCTTTTGGAACGTCAGCAGGTTTTACTGTAAGTAACGCAATACCAGCAGGTACAGCAACATTAACTGGTGCTTATTTTGTTTGTGTTACTCCTGGAAATGGAACAGCAGTTGTACCAAGTACCAGTTTTGATGCAGGTGATTGGTGCTTATGCGTAGGTGCAGATAATTGGGATAGAATTGATACTTTATCTGGACCAGGTAGTGTTTCTAGTTTGAATGATTTATCTGATGTAACAGTATCAAGTCCTACAACTGGTCAATTATTAGTACTTCAAGCAAGCGGTCAATTTGCAAATGTTTCAGTAA